TAGTGGGTTGGACCGTGTGCAAGATGCGGTTGCGTTCGTAATGGCGGCGTTTTCGGACAACGGCATTGGCTGGAAAGAGTTCCCAGTAGAGTGGGAAACAGAGGCTGAGTGGTTGGCCAAATTGGAGGACGATGATGAGGATTATCGTACTTTCAAATTGGAGTGTGCCTATAAGGTATCTCCTGCAACTGGCAGCAAAAGAGCTGCCTACAAAGAGAAGGAGGCAGCATAATGAAGTTCCTTCTTATCAGTGCGGTGCTGGCTGGGCTACAACCAGTCTACACAGATGAATCAGTGTGTAAACGTGCCGCAGAAGTGATTAATCAATCATATCCCAACGAAGGCGCAGTGTGCATACCTATGCCTGAATACAGTGTAGATGATATAGAGCAGGAAAGAATCTTTAATAATTTCTTCGATCTTGCTAAAAAACTCCAGGAATTAGGGGTTGACAAAAACCCAAAATGATCCTATTATAATAATATAAACAATGCAAAACAAAGGAGCGAAAATGTTATTAGGTGTTACACAAGGTTGGTTTAGTTTACAAGGTCAGAGAGGCCGTTGGAGTTGGGTTGGAGCAGGGCTATTAGCCTATCTTGCATACGGATTGGCAACCTTCGCACTTATGGCAGGGACTATTATGTTCTTAGGTCTTGGTGCTTTTCTAGTAATACCATTTATGACTTGGACAATGGTATGCTTGATTACGCAAAGAGTTAGACATTGTGGATTCACAGGCGGTGCATTGGCTACGTGGGTGATCCTTAGCATTGTATTGGTTATTCCTCAATTCGTGTTTATGTTTTGGCCAGGCAAGGATAACATCCAAACTCCTGCACAGCCAGAGCCTAGCACACCAGCACAGGCCGTAGAGAAAGCGGTAGAAAGTGTGCAAAAAGCCACAGAAGTTCCTCCACAATATGTAGTGGCTACTCCGACTCAGAACACATATCATTGGAGCATAAACTGGGTCCTTTATCCTAGTGTGGTAGCCGGGTTTGCTTATGTATGGTATCAATTCGGTCTATTATTTGCCTAATTAGGGGTTGACTTTTATCCAAAATGAACCTATAATATACTTATAAACTAAACAAACGGAGCGAAATATGCAAAAGACAGAAACCCAAAACCCAGTAACATTTGACACTGTTAAGGTGCAGATGATCCACACAGAAGCAACATCAGCAGCAAAGGCAGCAGTGCAGAAATTGCTTGATGATTGGAATGAGAAGACTGGTGGTAACGAATACGGTGAGCCTATGTACTGTGGCTTTGCGTGGGTAGACATCAAAGTACGAAGCAACAGTAAACTTGGTAAGGCTCTACAGAGTGTGGGCTTTAAGAAGAGCTGGCAGAGCGGCGTTCTTCAATTGTGGGATCCAGCTCAGCACAGAGGGCAGAGTATGGATTGCAAAGAAGCAGGTGCCTATGCATACAGCCAGATCTGGCGTAATTATGGCGTGAATATGAGCGCAGGAAGCAGGGCTGACTAAGGCGATAAATTGGATATTAGGGGTTGACAAACAGCCCCTAATATCATATATTAGTATTATGAACAAACAAATAGGAGCGATTATGAAAACGATAGTAAATGGTATAGCAGGTATATTAATAGTAGTAGGCATTATGGCTATTGCCGGTAGTGCTAACGACTGTGATGGACACTGTATGGAGACCGCTAACACACTTGGTGAGATGCTGATAGTAGCAGGCGTAGGTTTGGCAATGACACTGTTTGGTGGTATGATACTGTTAGTGAATGGTGAAGAAAGTGCATAAGGTTTTACTCCTAGTGTGTGCTGTGTTAGTGCTTAATGCGTGTAGCCTAAGAAGTGTACAGCACACCACAAACGCATACAACCTATATGGCAATGCGGACATTAAGGAAGAGGTAATATGGAAAATAAGATCAGCCGTTGGGCAATAACATTAGGAGCCTGCGTGTTCCTGAATGCTTGTGCGGTAGGATACAATATGGACACACCATACGATCCTGACATCGCACAAGGTCACACACTGTTTGATCAGATACCCAATAACACTAACAGCAGTTCAAGTGTATGTGCAGGACACATAGACCCTAAGGATAGACTGCCACATCAAACAGGTAGGTGCTAGATGTACAGAGTATATTACACACAGGACACAGTAGAGCACTATGAAGGCTTCTACGAAACACAGGAGGAGGCTGAGGAGGTCGCACTGTGTTGTTCAGACGACTATGAGCCTGAGAGAGTAGAAGTTCGAGACAGATTCGATAACATAATTTTCGTGATAGATGATGAGGTGGTGGTCGGTAGATAGGGCGACCGGTATATAGCGTGTGCGCACATACTAGCAATTTTGGAGGCTAGTGGTCTAAAATCACCACCCAGAAATGATAAGTACTTCACCACAATTTTTTGCGCAGCAAATTTTTTTCCCTGTAGACCCATTTGGGTGATAAGTACTAGTATTATGCGTAAACTAGTAGTAGACGAACGGCGCTGTAAGCCAAACCGTTATATAGTATATGAACGGGGGCGTGTAGTAATATTAACCACTAACAAGGGAGTAGCACTGCGCTATCTGAAACCGTGATAAAACAATTCTGCGTATACACTAGAGACTTTAAACAAACACCCGGAATATTCCGTGCTTTTGGTGATTACGATATACTATACGAACCACACTTCAATAGAACACGCTTTTGGCTACACAGTGATCGTCCACTGCATCAAAAGTTCTACATACGCTATTCCACTCACATACACTGTGTAGATCACGAAACAGATCACACTACGGGCACATAATGTACACCGTGCGTCTACGCTATCCTCAAGATATGGGCATACACAGTCAAGATGCACACACTCACGCAGTAAGTGTAGATCTATATGTAAAACACCGTATAGAAACCAGTCAAAACACACATAACACACTCATATTACACAATGCACGTGATGTCACTGTTGCACTACTAGCACTAAGCAATAGCCCTGTGTATGACGCTGTAATTGCTTCTTAGACACCTATTATAGCACTGTTTTAGTGTGTATAGTTAAATATTATTAGCAAGTGTGTTTAATAGCACGGACAAGCAAAGTAATGTTATGTGCGTTGAAGAATACGCTATATAGAAAAGGTGCCCTGGTGCAACACGTCTTGCTTTTTATCGCGCAGCAGCGTATTGGTATAAATACTAGTATGAGCAAACAAACTTATCTAATGCCAATGGCATACTGTAGAGCAACTGGACAGAAGGTCAAAGGACAAGACCTTACTGGACACAAGTATACTTCTAGTCAACGCAAGTGGGCACAAGAAGCAGCAGATAGAATTGCAGCCAAGCAGACTGCACGTACAGAGCGTGAATGGGTTGGCATTCTTGAAACTTACACTCCAGGTGTAAACACGCTGATCAATACTAGACACTTCAAAACAGTTTAACGCCGGTCACAAAGTAGAGCACACGCTAGGTGAAACTCTAGCGAACTGTTCCCTGCCACGAGAAATCGCTACCGTTTTGCTGCGCTATCGCTACGCTTACTTCGTAAGCACTCTAAAAATCGCGGACTGCTTCGCAGCTCTATCGCTGACGCCTCCGGCGCTATTCGTAAAACCTACGCAGTCTTTCCAATACGGTGTGTTGCAGTCTTTTAAGAGCTGTGCCTCTGGGTGTACTCCATCCAATCAACAGTCCCACACAGAATGTGTATACGCTTACCAATAAGGGTGCTAGTTCGGTGTCCATAGTGTTCTCCTTCACTTTTAGGGCTCTGTAATTAGTGTTCATTTAAATATGTGTATGCGAAACTGGTGCCCTTCAATTAGTGGATATTTTGGATTATGGAACAGCGGCCTTGACTTTCCGTTTGTGTATCGCAAACAGGTACAGCCAACACGTGATGTACATCGTGCAGGACTTATACCCATACAGGTGCATACACCAGGACCTCAACAAGAACTACAGCACAGTCTATGGCGCAAGATCTGTTTTAGAAACGGTCAGCCCAAAGGACGTGTGGCACTGTTCAGTCTATGGATGACTGGCGAAGGTGTAGACACAGATCAATATATTGAAGATAGACTGCGTGAATATGAGTGGTGTGAACCTGAATACTATGTGCATAGTAACAGTGCAGCAACACAGGGTATCTATTGGGACATAATGTTTAACAGACACAAAGCATTCTTTACAGACAGAACAGATAGACTGAATGGACTGCATTGGACACAAGCACATCACGACAGTATGTGGGACTTGGCAGAAATACCAAAAACCAAAAGTGTAGCACGTAAGTATCTAGCACCTGTACGCATATACAGTGATGCACTGCGCAATGGCAATCCCAGAATGCAAAGACGTATGCAGTTGGTTGCACTGTGTGAAGCACACAGCGAACTGGGCATATGCAGTCATACCAAACCACTAGAGCCACAAGAAGACAATCCTATGCAGTTTAATATAGTCAAACAGAGATTGAGCAGTATATGGATGCCCATACACAACAGATACTATGAACGCACATACTTTAGTGCATATATAGAAAGTGTAGTAGGTGCAGGAGAAACACGCTGCATTACAGAAAAAACATATGATCCACTTATCAAAGGACACTTTGTATTACCCTTTGGTTATTGTGGTATCATTAACGATTTACTTAATATGGGCTTTCAACTTCCTTATTGGATTGATTATGCATATGATAGAGAGCCTGATGAAAACAAAAGGTGGAAGTTATGGGAAGCAGAGTTCCTAAGACTTGCACGTATGCCAGATGATGAGTGGAGTCTGCGCTATGAACAGGATCAGTGGATGCTTGAAATGAACCGAGATAGGTTCTGGAAGTTACGCTACGACAAACTGAAGTTTCCACTTGCAAAGGAAAGACAAGATGAAGATTGATAAAGACATTGCAGTATGGGAAGGTGTTATTCCCAGTGATCTGTGCAAACAAATGATTGAACACTTTGAATTTAACAAAGGTATAAAAAACACAACGCCACGTAATAATTTTGCTGTAGAAGATACACAACTGTATCATTCAGAACACTATACACAAAAGCACAGTTTCTATTTGAATCAGTTTACACCGTTCTTGAATTACTTTTGGCAGTGTTGGCAGCAGTATTCAGAATACTATCGTGTGCTAGAAAGCGACAAGCAGTTGCACATACGTCACGTAAAAACACAGCGCACAGATCCAGGACAAGGCTTCCATCAGTGGCACTATGAAGCAGACAGTTTAGAACACGCTAACAGAATTGCAGTGTTCAGTTTATATCTTAACACTGTAGAAGAAGGTGGTGAAACAGAGTTCTTAAAACAGGGTGTACGTTGTCCTGCACGTGAAGGTGATCTTGTGATATGGCCAGGCAGTTACACTCACGCTCATAGAGGCAATCCTCCATTATCTGGTACTAAGTATATACTTACAGGTTGGGTAGAATTTTAATAAATACCCGTGTATGAATTGGGAAATAAGATTAGCACTGAGTTTAATGCTGTTACTCTGTCTCCTTGCTCTACAAGCCTGCAATCAAGTTCCTGTCATAGAAAAAATTGAACAACAGCACGAACAAGAACAAGTTGTAGAACCTCAAGACAATGAATTGTCTAGTACAGGGCCAACTAACTTTGAAGGTATAGCAAACGCATTAGGCTGCGTTTTTGCACCAAATACCTGTGATTCTTCCAAATAAAAGATAACTACTCACATAACTAAAACCAACCTAACCCAAGGATAGTTATGAAATTACATAAGACATTCGTTGCTCACGAGTCTACACCTAAAAAAACTAGCATTGCTAATAAAAAGGGAAGATGTAAAATGAGTTCAATGAACAAGCATAAAAAGCGAAGTCATAAATTTTATAAAGGACAAGGAAGATAATGGCCGTTAAAAAATCGAAAGGAATGAAAATAAACCACATTCAAAGACAGCACGAAGGCAGAGATATTATGCCTACTAGATACATTGCCAAAGGTAGAGGCAGAGGTATTATGTGTGCTGCTTACAAGGATACTAGAGAATTGGTTTTGGACAGCAATGGCAATGCTGTTCCGTGGAATCAAGCGTAATATTCTATAAGCCTAACGTAAAACGCTTTAATTAGTGTATGCAATGTTTGTGGTGTTGTATATGCTAAACACCGCTGTATGACGCTTAAAATGCGTTTTAGACGGTGTTTAGCGAAGGTTTAAACTGTACTTACTGTGTAGTAGTGTAGAATCTTACTGCACCTTTTAGTGCTTTCCAAAATTTGGAAATTGTCTCTTTATTATTAGCAAGTTGGTCTTTCCCTTGTTGCCAACTTTCTTTTTGGAACTCAACTATCTCATTCTTTTCATCAATAACAAATTGAGTTACTCTGTTATTAATAGCCCTATCCTTAACTGTTTCTACTGTGTTAATAATTGGGTTGTCTTGTGTTTCATTTGCCTGTGCTTCATTAGTAGTTACGAATAAAACAAATGCTACTGTTATCACTGCTACTATTGTCCATACTGTTTTAGTTTTCATTTTTGCCTCGTTGTTGTTGTTTTTGGCCTGCTCGGGAGGATTCGAACCTCCGGCCTCAAGTTCCGCAAACTTGTGCTCTATCCGGCTGAGCTACGAGCAGTTATTACTTCTTATTATTAATATATAACAATTAACCACAATAGTCAACCAACAATTACAACCAAATTAAATACAGTATGACGGATACACAAGTTTGGACAGCAATAGTGTCCACAGTATTTCTTACTTCAATTGTATACACACTAACAGGTTGGCGAAACATTCTAGACTGTTATAAGATGTGGTTTGATAAGAAATATTGGACCAATTATAATTTAATAGAAGCAATTGCTTGGATTGCCAAAGCAGCAATTATCATTCCAGGATTAATTTTTGGTATTGAAATCTGGGAGCTCTATTTCATCTCTTTGTTCACAAGTATGTTGCTTATTTGGGCTAGTTACAAAAAACTATTGCCAACACTTGTAGCATTTAATACATTATGGATTTGGTTAAGTATGATGGTTATAGTGCAGCACTTACCATTTATCTAAGTTAACTCCCCTAGCATTGAACGTACCGTTTGCTCTGTTCTTACGATAATCAAATGGTACACTAACACTTCGTGGATTACTCATACCTCTACCTACCCATTTGAAAGTGTTGTATACCGTAGATGGATTTACGTGATCGTAATATCTTTGTACCCAAGTATCTTTTTGTTCGGCATATGATTCTACTTCTTCGAATGTGCCATACACATCTTCACCGTTATCCAAACGTGCTAGTTCTATCACTTTTGATTGTGTTTACGATGTGCAGTTTTTTGTTCCCAATCTTTTAGAGCTTTCTTAATTGAATCCTCTGCAAGTACAGAACAGTGTAATTTTATAGGCGGTAGTTCTAGTGCTGCTGCAATATCTTTATCTTTTATTTCTTGTGCTTGTGTCATTGTTAAGCCTTTCAGCATTTCAACAAACATAGTTGAACTTGCAATTGCACTACCACAACCATACGTTTTAAACTTAACGTCTTCTATTACGTCTGTCATTGGGTTTACTTTTAGGTCTAGTTTCATAACATCGCCACACGCTGGTGCTCCTGTCATTCCTGTTGCCACGTTGGGGTCATTAGGATCAAAGCGACCTACACCGTGATCCTGCGGGTTGTTAAGAACGTCCTCAAAACGCTTAACCACTTTATCTGAATATGCCATAATGTATGTGAAAATTTATAAGTGTATTATACACTTATTTATGTGTGCGTCAACCTATTTTGGGCTAAACTCTTTTGCCTTTGCCTATCGGCTTACAAGTATATTCTACACTTTCCCAATCGCCGTCGACTGGAATTTTTTTATAGGTATGTAACATTTTAAAGCAATCTTGCTTTGCTGTTTTACCATCGAACCACTGTACATCTTGCTGTAAGCACGTGCCACTCAAACATACAGTTAGTAGTATTTGCCAAATGAATTCCACTATTCTATCTCATATGCAAAGTTAACTGTGTCATAGTTTTCTCGATACTTCCAAGCACCATTGCGCAAGTGAAAACGTTCTGCCATTTCAGTTGGCGGACTCAGTGTAACTAAGTTTTTAATTTTAGGATACCGTGCTTTGATTTCTTTACTTGCTTCGTTTATCAATTCACGCCCACTACCTTTTGCGTAACTCCAGATAGTATAAAAGACAGCAGTGTCAGCATCAATTGAAGATGTCTTTTGCATTTCATTGATACCCTCAGGGATACCTTCTGTGTATCTTACACAACATACTGCACCTAGACCATTTTCTTCCCAGTATGCAAATATTTCTGCATTTTCATTTACTCTAAATTCTGCAGATAGGTTTGGTCTAACAGGATCGTCTTTGATAATCTCTGTAACCCAATCGTCGATACCTGTAACGACTTTTAACATATAAAATCTCCATTAACTGCTAGTAATATTTATTTTTAAAGATACTGTTTTAGATATTCTTGGGCGAGGGTCTTACTACCGTGATCATCGAGGTGATAGCCATCTACAGTGTGTTTGCAGTGTCCTTCTTTGCCTTTCCACCCTTTGTGTTCTTGCCATTCAGTAACTGCTTGTGGTACAATAGTTTCTAACCTGTCGTACCAACTAGTGAACAATTCGTTACGTTTTCCTTCTATAGGATGCCATAAGAATGTTACTAATTTAGTGTTATATACTTTACATAATTGCTCAACAGTAAACAAATGTGTAGCATATTTTACAGTAGTTTCATAATTATTGTCTGCTTGATATCGTAAATACCATTCGTTGTAATCTTTATATACTTTTACTTTGCCGAAGTCTTTACCGTGAAACTTTTTCATAGCACCTACATTATTACTAGGATTCAAACTCATTACAAACTCATCACCTACAAAGTTACCGTGCTGCTGCCAAGGATATGTTTTTTCTATGCCGCTGTTATCGTTTGCTTCGTTGTAGTTCATACCTACTGCTAAACGCATATTGTGTGGCGCTTCAAATATAACTAAATCATAAGTTTGTTTTGTTAATTGTAGTGCAAGTTTGTGTACACAAATTTCTATACCTGCACCTGGAGCACTTAACACATCTATATTACCTTCAAGCCAACACGGCCAAGGTTTACGTGTAAATGTTGTTGAAGCGTGACTGTCGCCTACGCAAAGTATTCTATTGTAAGACTGGGGCATTTTCTAAACTTAATTCTTCATCTTCAAGATCTTTTATTTCTGTTGCTAACTTATCTATCATACCTAAGTTACGCAGTACCTTGAAAACGATATTTTCAGTTGACCATTCGCCCGCTTTTTCTAATCCTGCTTTACGCATCTTTGTAATTTTTTCTTTAGTTTTGCGTAAAGTTGTAATGTCTTTTGAGTGTAATGCAGTTTCTATATCGTGCATTAAACTGTCTTTCTTGATTTTGATAGAAGCATCATTTAGATTTGGTTTAACCTTCTTAGGCTTTTCAATCCATTGATCTGCTACTATACTGTATACACCTGTTGAGTGATGTTCTTCTTCATTACCTTGCACATAACATTCTACAGGTAAGTTTTTAATTGTAATGTTATGTTCTTCTGCCCATAGTGCTTTTTTAGCATTGAATAATTCACGCTCAGTTTCACCTGGCATACCATCTACAATTATATGTAAATCTAAATCACTATACGCTGTCCACATATAGTTTGCGTTAGACCCTGTTATTGTATAATCAATAACGTCTAAATCAATACCTATAAACTCTTCAAACTTCTCTGCAATTTTTAACAATTGCTTCTTAACTTCAGGCTTTAATTGGCCATCGTCCCATAGTTTAGGGTTGAGGCGCCTATTAATAGTTACATATTCAGAGTTTTCTTTTATAAGATCTGTAATGCGCATACTGTATTTATGCCGTATGCTAAGACCACATCAAATGAAAGGTACGTTTGGTTTTTTGGTCAAAAAATTCAACTATTAGTCTACTGCCTTCACCAAACAACTCTAAGTGTAAACAGCACTTGCTTTCGCCTTGTTTCTGTATCCATTTGATACAATCAGCACCTACTTCTTTGTGTACTTTTGGCCAGTCTATGTCAAGATATTTGTTAGGACGGTCGTCTGCAGGCCATTGATATAATGTATGGGTGTTATCGTTATATGTCGTCATCGTCATCGCCCATATTGTTTAAGATCTCACGCAGTTTGGTCGACTCGACTTGTGCTCTTACTTTTCCAACAGGAGCACCTGCTGTAGGATCATCGCTTGGCGCTGACGTTTCAGTTTTACGTTTAATGTTGTCGATTATAGAACTAGTGCCTCTATTGCCACCGTTCGTTGCTTCTTGTTCATCTTCATCGAGATCAGTAATTCTCAAAGTCTCAATGTTAAATTCTAAGTCTACCTTTTGTCCTACACCACTACTAGAACGTGTCTTCATAAGTTGTAATTGATATCTTCCACGTTCACGCATTGCCCTACTTGTAAAGATACCTATAACATTATCTGCTGTTTGTATTTTACTAAGTCCACCACTAATATGCGAATGATCAAATTCTACTTCTTCTACTGCGCCTCTATTCAACTGTGCCGCAGTTACAAATACACATTGCAACTCCATTGCTAGATTACGTAGTTCTTCTGACACATACTTGTCTTTAACAAACAAGTTCTCTGCACTAATTCTTTTACCTACAGGCATCAACAAGTCTAAATAATCTACTAGTAACACATCTACTTTTTTGCCTACTTTAATTTCATATTCTTTCAAATACGCTCTAATATCATTTGCAGTTTTACCACTTGGCATATACTTGACTTGGAATGCACCTGCTTTCTTACCAATCATCTTAACTTTCATTTCCACATCATCAATGTTCTTGAAAATGTCTCTTGTTGTAATACCTGTAGTCATACTATCTATACGCATACTAACAAGTTGTTCAGAAAGTTCAAGTGTCAAATAAACTACATTCAATCCTTGCAATGCCCAGTTCACACCTAAGTTTGCTAAGAACAAACTCTTACCTGCACCAGATCCACCTGCAAAAATATTAAGTTCGCCTCTATTGAATCCACCGAACAGTTTTCTGTCCATTGTTTCCCAACCAGTGCTTACCTGTCCATTCTTATCTTTCAGTCCCATAAGTCTAGCACGAGGATCATCAAAATAGTCTGTACCCATATCACGTGCAAGTCCAATTTGTACTGCATCTTTAACAAGTATTTCTACTTGTCCATATTCTTTCTTTTCTAATAAATCTGCTGAATTAATAATTGCACGTTCAAGTGCTTTGTGTCTAGTAAAACTTTCAAACTCATCCATCAACCAAGATAAATGTCCATCTTTAAGTTCTCCTACTTCTTTCAAGTCTGTTTTACAACTTGCATTTACAGTATGAAACTCTGGAAGTACACTATACTTCTTTGCATACTCATTTATAAATTGGGCTGCATCTTGAAGTTTTCTGTCAAACAAAGTATGATCAAAGATACCTTGGCATCTTACAAAAGTTTCTGCGTCAGAAAGCATCATCTCAAGATACAGTTTCTGTACGTCAAAATCATATGTCTTTGCTTCACTCATTAATTTTTCTTTCCTTAATTATATTACTAGTATACACTCACTCGGTACTTTTTTGCAAACTCTTGTGCATCCAATTTATCATTTACCATAGGTTTGCCTTTGATGTTCAGCGAAGTATTTAACAGCATAGGACATCCTGTAGCATCATTCCAGGCTTCTAGCAATCTTCGTATGCCGCTACCATCTGGTCCAACAGTTTGTACTCTGCTTGTTCCATCCACGTGGGTGATGGCAGGATACAAGTTTGGATTGGAGCATTTGGAGGTAAATTGCATATATTGATTGTAGTGTCCTTTGAAATGCTTATTTGCATACTCTTCGAGCACCACGGGTGCGAATGGCCTAAACTGTTGCCGTTGCTTAATGCTATTAACTCTTTGCTTAATATCATTGCCCCTAGGATCAGCAAGAAGACTACGATTACCAAACGCCCTAGGGCCAAACTCAGCCCTTCCATTAGCAACTCCCGCAATGCCTTGTTCTTTGAGTTCTTTGACAAGTTTTTCAACTGGATATTTTCCTTCTATGTTGTAACCTAAGTAAGTGTGTTTCCATTCTATATGTTTTTTATTTTTGGCAAGTACTGCACCTACACTAGAACCTGCATCGCCTGGGTTAGGCATTATCCATACATTGTCGTAATATGAATATGCAAGATGATTAGCCACACAGTTTAATGCACAGCCTCCACTTAACACTAGGTTATTGCTTTTATATTTTCCTCGACAGTGCTTTATAATGTCTAAGAATATTTCTTCATACAGTTCTTGAGTGGCAGCAGCAATGTCTGCTTTTTGCTGCCAATCTAATTCTCCTCGGCGCCACCACATACAACCTCTATGTAAATTTTCTTTAAATTTTACACTAGGTGTAGTCCAATGGGAGTGTGGTCCTAACTTAAAAAATAGTTCCTTAATCTCATCATAATATTTTTTATGATCGCCATATGCAGCCATACCCATTAGAATATATTCATCTTCATTGGGTTTAAGTCCTATACGTTGTGTCATTGCACTATAGAATAAACCTATACTGTGTGGGTAACCTTGACTATAAACTTTTTTAAGTTTATTTCCTACACCTTCCCAAATTGTAAAAGTTTCAAATTCTCCAATGCTATCAATGCAAACTATAGTTGCATCATCATAACCGCTTGTATAATAACTTCCTGCTGCGTGACTTTCGTGATGGTTACTGTACTCTAAGGGTGCATTAATGTTGAAACTTTGTAAGTATGATTTAATATCATTCTCGTATAAGTTCCAGCCTTGACCAGCAATTAGTTGTCTTAACGTTTTCTTAAACGGCTTTTCATACCATACAACTTTATGAGGCTCTCCCCATTGCTTTGCATAGCGAACTATACGTTTATTAAGATCAGGATCGTTTTTCACACGACTAAATCTTTCAGTATGGCTTGCAAAAACTAATTCGTCTTTGTCAAATACTGCAAGTGATCCGTCGTGGCTGTTTGCTGATATTCCCCAAGTAATCAAGTACTATACCTTTTTGTCGTTAAAGTGTTTCCACGTTTTGTGCAATAGATAAAACCAAAAACCGTTAATAATTGGTTCTACTAATGCGTCAATGGCTGCAAGTTCAATACTCGCGCCAGTAATAATAGTAACACAAGCAATAGCAATAACGATATGTCCTACAGTATAAATTACAGCAAGAGTAACACTGCTACCACCTAATAGTTTTTTTATTACGTTGAAAATGCCGTTTGTAAATTCCGACATCATTTTACACCTTCCTTCCTATTTGTATATAAAGGGGTCTTTCTTCTTCATTTCTTTTATCTTCTTGCGAAGTTTGTATTTGTAATATTGATCTTTAAACCAATCCACAATACTTTTTAACCACTTCATACTACTTCCTCTTTTATTTTGTTGATAAAGTGTTTCTTAGCAACACTTATCTTGATGCTGCCTGTTTGTGCTGTCTTAATAGCATCAACTGTTACAAACAACTTACCATAACGTTGTACTGCATCAGCAACATCTTTTACGTCTGCTTCCCAGTTAGGAAAAGCAACACTCCAGCCATATTCCATTGCTTTCTTGATCAAGTTTTCTCCTGCTTCGTCTTGATCAGGAATAACAATAATCTCGTGGCCGAGTCCTTGTATTATTCTATACTGTTGATCACTAATATTGTTTGTTAGTAAAGCAACACCATTAATCGCCATAGCATCGAACGGACCTTCAGTTACAAATATGTAACGTTGATCCTCTTGCTGTGCGTCAACATTGAATACAAACTGATTGTGATGATCACTTAGATATTTAGGACGTCCACTACGTACTTTACGTGCAGTGTTGCCTACTATTTTTCCTCTATAGTAAAAAGGAATAATAACTCTATCTATGTAACCATTTGTAGGAGACCAATAAAAATTATTACTTACTGGATCATATCCTCTATCATAAATGTATTCAACTACTTTTGCAAAACTAGTTTCAAGTTTACTATCGCCTGCAAAGTCTACGTTTAACCAATCGCTTACTGGCAAACTGTGTTCAGGCAATTTCTTTTCTGCAAAAGAAACTCTTGTTTGTAATTCTCTTGGCTTATACTCAGCACTTTCTGTTTTTAGTGCTTCAAATATAAGTGTGTTTATATCACTTTCATTAGCACCTAACCATCTACATAATGATTTAAACTTTTCGCTTATTTGTCTACCAGGCTGCCAACTTGCACTGTACTTGCAATTAAAACAGTTGTACACAACTCCAGTATCAAATCTTACACCTGCACGTTTACGCTTATCAGCATTGTGTCCACGATGATGGCAACAAGGCGCATTAAAAGATGTCCAACCACTAGGACTGTGTTTAGCTCGAGGTGGCAGTAGATCTCTGAATTTGTCAAGTACAAGTGTCATACTGCTAGTATACTATCTATACAGTATTTTGTCAACTGTTCCTGTGTTATTATCTGCTGGTACGTGCCTAAATCTAAACCAATTATACTTTCCTGTAACATTATGGTAAAAATTTCCATCTGCTGTTGTTAGATTCCACGTTTTGATATCTGTCCAATTTTCATCAATTGGAACGCCGCCTGGGTCCAAACTACCTTGTAGTTTAAGTTCGCCTTCATATGCATTTGCATAAACTTGGAAAGTATGTAGGCTTTGTGGTGTTTGCTGATTACCTTGTGCATCAATTTGGCTGCTTTCAAAGAACTCCTCATAGCCGCTAATAGGAGTATGTCTAGCATAGTTTGGTCTTGGTAAGTCAAATGCAGGATCATCGTCACGACTGTTTGTTACTTTATCAAAGTTTACAGTCTTGTTAAAAGTAACAACTTCAATAGTGTCGTATGGTTCACCATATACATCGCCGTTTACTTCTATTGTGCCGTCAGCACCGAACTGACTATCTAAGTATAATGGAAATGAAGAAGTAACTTTGTACTGTCCTGAAACAACTTCTTCCCTAGTTTCTTTTATAAAACTATATGAGTATAATCCTGGTTCTATATCACGCATTTCTGTTTCTGTAAGCGTTACATAAAATCTTCCTTGTGTTGCATCATCAGCAGTTACATCTTTCTTAAGGACGAGTTCACTGTCCTCTCTGCTCACTAACGAAAACACAATTGTGGATCCTGTTAAATTAATTTTCTTTTGATCTCCTTTCCTAACCTGAAGATCGATTCTATTATCGGTTGCACGATAAATTTTTAAAGCGCGACTGTAGACCATACGAAATCTCTCCTGTGTGTAATCACTAGCCAATTCTGTATAGGCTTCGACTACGTTTGGGTATAAATATATTGTAGTTAATTGCATAAGTGATTACTAAACCTTTACTATATTTATCGATGAGAATAACAGAAAACTTAAAAGAAAATATGCCATTTATCAGCGTTTTAACACACGCAGACAAAGAATATGTAGGCATTATTATTAACCAAGACACTAATGTCACGAGTTTCTACGATTATGAACTTATCGAGGGCGAAGCAGCAAAGAAACGCTTTTTAGAACTAGGTGATGCTTGGTGGTGGGAATCAAACAGACAAATTCCTATTAATATTTTCCTTAAGGGCGAAATAGCAGAATTTAGGTATGCTATACGTAATTACACTACAAAAGATGTTGAAATACAGTTCGGGCCTGTTACTAGTTTAAATAATATTATTATTAAAAGAATTAAGCGTAGATCAATTACTCTTGTTCGAAAGCCTTCTTCATAGACCAATATATCCAATAGTCAACTAACAAGAATGTTACTAGTGTACCTAGTGCAGTAAGTGTTTGACCAAACAACCACGGCAGTACGAATATCCAGAATATAACTCTTAACAAGTAGTAAGGTACATACCATATAGGTACTTGCCAGAACGGCCAACTACCTAGATCAGGCTTAGGTGGTTTATCTCTATAATCCTCAACTTCCCAATTCATATATCTGCTCGCATAATAAATTCATATGTACAACTACTGCAACTGCATATGCTGTTGCGTGTGACTTTTTAAAATAGTATTCACCGCTACTTGGCTTTGTCCACACTTCTTGCATTACCTTGTCCCAACTCTGTCCTACTAGATGTCTCTTTGCTGGACGTATCATTGCTAGTACTGCTGCTAACTGTTCGATGCTCTGTGGCTTCATCTCTTTTAGCACTCCACTGTGTTCTCCTACGTGAAATAGTTTGTTGCTGAAGTCTGGCTCTGTAAGTAATTCCCATAACGGCTCCTGTTCGGTTAGTTTGATTAAGTGTGCTTCGTCTTTAATATCGTTATACAAAGAAACATTTAAGAAGTCAATCTTAAATAAACCTTGTTCTTCTGCTTCTTTGTGTTCTATTGAACAAACGTATTTACTTGGATCTGTTGGAACCTCGTGCATATACACGCCAGTGTTGTGCTTAGTTAGTTCGCCATCATCGATACGACTTGCTCTTACGTGTTTGAATAACGCAAGTGCTTTTTCTCTATCTTTAAAGTCTATATCAATATCTGGCATTACTTTTTAACTTCTTTCCACTGTTTGTACATCTCATAGTTACCACTAGCAATATATTCTTGTCCTGTTTCCATATCTACAATTTTCCATTTAGCAGGACACTTTGTTAGTATACTTAATTGCACAGGTTTGTCAAGTTCTTGTACTTCCATTCCATCTTTAATTTTTCTTGTCTTCACGACACTTTACCTTCCCGAACTACTTCTTTAACTAATTCTACATCTGCTGGCAATGTTTTAAATTTCTTCATCCAAAATTTAGGATCAATAATTGGTGATACAATTGCTAACTGTTCATCATTCATCTTTTGTAACATATCCTTACCTGCTTTGCAATTAAGTAATACCCAAGGACTAATTTTACCTTCTTTGATATCGTGTGTTGCTCTATTCAAATTACAATAACTAAAATAGTGATTCCAGTCTGCATTGTGTTCGTTGGCCCACTCTACCATTGTACTACAACTACGTTTTATTGCATTTTCAGCAGGTTCAATTCTAACAAGTTCTGCTAGATACTTGTCATACAATTCATCTCTACACCAGTGATCTAGTTTTACTCCACTGCGTACAACATACTCAATAAATCTATCTGGCATTAAAGGATTTACGTTTGATACAAAACTACCAAATTTTACAAATGCATTATAGTAAGGACTTTTTGCAAAGTCGTCAAACTCTCTTTTCTTTTTACCGCCTTGTGCTATTTCATAAAAACGTTGATACGTTAACAAAGCAAGTTGAACGTGTTTTTCATTCTTACTTAGATGTCTACGTTTTTGCTCACAGATATGCACTGCCAAAGTTTTCTCTTTAGCAAATGATTTGCCGCAGTATTCACATTTAAAGTTTAATTGCATTGACCTGTTTCTTATCCCAACCTAATTCTTTACAGTATTCTTTTATCTCTTTGTCACTAGTAATTGCTGCCATAGTGCGAATATCTTCAGTTTTCATATTCGGAAACAGTGTACCCAAAAACTCTTCTTTCTTGTTTTTAGTTTTAGTAAGTTTTAGCCATTTATGGAAAAACACTTTTTTGGATTCGTGTCCACAACTACAAGCCAATTGCCAAAGTAGTTTGTTATGCTTGTTTAACAGCAGGAAAAGGTTCTTATTAAAGCGTTCATTTCCTAGTAGTACAAAGTGCTCCTGATCTTCTCTAGACCCTTGTACGCTGCTTATATAGCGATTAAGAGTAAAGAATACGACACTCTTACGTTGTTCTTCTGTAAGATCATCCCACACTTCTTTACCGTTCAAATCAACGGCTGCTAATATTTCATTTAATTTTAATCCGGGCTGCTTACTCATTTTCAGGATCCTTAGTTAACATATATAACAGTTTAAGCTCTTTTAGTGTTTTTTGCAAGGCCTTATTTCCCCTAACTGCCTTATGTTGTATTTCACTAAATTGATGATCATCAATGTACCAATCAGGATATACTTTTTTTTGGACTATAGTACGCTCTCCAGATTCAGTGTCACGTGCGAAGACAGTTTCTCCTCCGTCTGGTGATTCGTATATTTTAACCATTTTATTGTTCTGCCATTACGTAATAATTTTTTACTGGCAATTTTCTCTGTAGTTGTTTTGAATATTTAGATAACTCGTGATACTGTTCATTAGTTACTGTATACCCAATATTTTCAAATTGTTCTTTCCACCAAGTAGGAGATTCTTGTATTAAATGTGCATTACGGCCATCGGGCAAAATTAGTTTTGCAGGTGCGCAACTTATTAAATGGAAAATGTATTTGCTATTGTTTTTTATTTCTAGTAGGGTATCTGCAAGACAGTGCGGCTCAATATGTTCTAGTACATCTGTTGATATAATCATATCAACACTGTGTAGTGGTATATCATATGTAGGATTAGCAGGATCAAATCCAAATATCTTTTTGTTAGGATATTTCTCTTTTAACGTGTCTACAAGATTACCTTTGCCACAACCAAAATCTAAAATGCTACTAGGATTTTTTTCTGCAATGTAGTTTTCTAACATTGCAGGTAGTTTGCGCCTTTTGCCAAACTTTGTCTTTGCGTGAATGTCCGTGAGGACTTTTTTGTACTTCTCGGTAATCAATTAAGACTCCGACTTGGTATAATTTTGCTTATCCCTACTTATAATAAAACAGTCTGCCTGTATCTGTTCTATTAGTCCTTGAATCATATGATCACGTTCTGGTGTCTTTGGCTGGTTGTACTTTAGGTCACGTAACATATCAGCATCTTTTTTCAGACCGTCAATCTTATCACAAAACTCGCTTATCTTATGAAGCATACATTACTCCTTTATAATCAATACCTCAAGTTGTTTACGTTCTCTCTTTTTTACGTACTCTAGTATTGTTTTATTATACACAAGTTTGCAAGTACTGTCAAGTGTTGATTTAATTTTTTCAATCCACCATTCTGGTTCTTCAATTATAAGGTGTGCGTTGCGTCCATCTGGAAGTTTCTTTTTTGCAGGAAAACAAGCAATTTTGTGGAAGTTTACTGGAGCAGTTTGCCATAACAAACGTAGTGTGCTGTCTATATGTGCTGGCTCAATGTGTTCAAATACGTCTGTGCTATAAATTAAATCAACGGTTTTTGGATATGTTTGATACTCGGGCATACCTGGATCATAACCATTTAGTTTTATGTTTGGATATAAGCCTTGCATATGGTCTTTCATTGCTCCACTACCACAGCCATAATCCAAAATTGTTTGAGGTTTGTATTGATTAATAGTTTCTACAAGTTTGGCAGGTGGTTCTAATCCCCAACCCATTTTCTTCCCTGTACCGCTATGAATCTGCTTTAATTGTTCTTTATATTCTTCGCTGATTTTTATAGACATTCACGTACTCCTTATGCTCTTATTTAACTTTTAACAAATCCAATGCAGTTAAATAAGAGTATGATCAAGTATGCTTATTGTAAAGAAGTTATAGAAAATAAATCATCGAATTGGATACTTGCACCTTTTATTAAGAAAGGCGCCACTGAATTCAGTAGTGTAGCAGATATTCCAAATGATTATGTGCTTATTTCTTGTCATCATCCGCCTTGGCGTTCTCCATATAAAGAATGGATTGCAAAAGGCAATAACCATATTGAAATAGACTATGGTTATTGGGGAGTTAATAATCCAAGAAGAAACACTAGACGTGTAACATATAACGGCTCGCACAATTTAAATATGCGTCCTGTACCAAGTTCAAGATTACATACACTTAATCCACGTATTAAAAAATGGCAGAAGAAAAGAGGCGATACACTTCTTGTTATTGAGCCTCAGCAAGGTATAATCTTTGAAAGGACAGGTGTTACGTTAGGCGACTGGAAGTTAAACATTGAAAAACAAATAAGAGAATTCTGGGATGGACCAATTAAATTTAGAAGAAAGTCAGGAGGTAAAAATCCTGCACGTTGGCCTACATTCCTTGAAGACTTAGCAGCAAGTCACGCTGTAATAGGTGAACGTACAATGGCTTGTGTAGAAGCAGTTATGTGTGGTATACCTGCATATACTGTTGACCATAGTGCAGTTAGTTTGATAATGGGTAATGATATTACACAAATTAAAAATCCACAGTTTCCTGATAGAACTGAATGGTTAGAACATATTGCGTGGAGTCAATTTACGCCTGAAGAGTTTGCAAATAATACATTCGTAGTAGACTGTTTAGAATCATATCAAATAGGAGTATAGGATGTACAAAATGCACAACCACTGGAAGTTTCCAGAGTATGAAAAACGATTACTACAAGTTAACGAAGAAGGCGAAAGCACATATACCGGACTTAATACAATTTTAAAAGCAGGATTACCTCAAGTAAAGAAACGTGATGTAATGATTGATGTTGGTGCAAATGTAGGATTAGTAACTGTACCATTAGCAAGTAGATTTAGCAAAGTATATGCATTTGAATGCATACCAGAAACATTTGAATGTTTACAATATAATACACGTCATTTAGAAAATGTAGAATGCTTACAATTTGCTGTAAGTGATCATACAGGATTTATTGAAGCAGCAAGACCAGTGCAAGACGGAGTTATTAATTCATCAGGCTGGGCAACAATATCTAGTGAAAGAATTGCTATGTGGGAAGCAGAAGGCATCCACGCAGGTAAAGTAAAAGTTAATACTCTTATGTTAGATGATATGGATTTTGAAAGTGTTGACTTTATTAAAATTGATGTCGAACAAGCAGAAATGGCAGTAATAAAAGGTGCGTTCAAAACTATTATGAAACATTTGCCTGTAATTGAGTTTGAAAACAAACGCAGAGAAAATCATCACGTAATAGAGTTTTTACTTGGTCACGGATATCAATTATTGCCAGGACGTTCTACAAAGAAAGCAGAGTGTATTATGATGCCTGTACCTGTCGAGAAAGAAACTTGTTAACTTTATAACTTTTGTCTTTACCTTTTGAATGATTAATGTAAGGGCCTACTAGACTAGCGTGTATAGGGTGCTTACCTGATTTAGCAACATTCAAATCATAAAATAATTTAGGATCAAAGTTTTTACGCATTACATCGAATGTGTAACTGTCGTGTGTCTGTGGCAGGTTAATAAATTCGCCGCTTAAAAATAATTCTTCCCATTGCTCCATAAACTTATGTGTTTCTGGTCTGTCTAAATTAAATGCCATAAATCCACACTCGCTATACTTGTGTGGTCTTCCTACATAAGCAGCAATTATATCTCTATTAAAAACTATTGATTGGAATCTTTCGTCAAATGGTTTGTGAAATAAACTATCTGCATCCATCCATACAAGCCAACCTGTTTGTGTTTTTCTCCAGGCTTGCCATATAGCAAAAGTTTTATGACTAAACTTAACAGCGTCCCATTTAAATCCTTTTGCACCATTTGCTTTAGGATGATCCTTCCATTTTTCAGCAAACGCAGGAAGTGCTGGACAATCTTTATATAGATCAATCCATTCGCATCTATTGGAAAATCCGCCTATTGATTTTTTAGTAACTGCTTTAGGTAGTTCGTGGTAAAAGAGAAGTTTTGATTCTTTATGCCAGTTTTTATCTAATTCTCTGGTAGTTGTACTTGTAAGTTCGTTCCAATATTTTTCGTTAAAACTTGTAACGACTGTGTACATTATTTCTTACTCTTGCTGCCTGAAGTGCGTCTTACAATGTCATCGTGATTGAACTCTGCCCAATACAATTCAAATGCTACACCATCTTCAAGTCCTTCAAACTGATGCACTTTACCAGGCTTCACTTGTGTAAAGTCGCCTGCATTAAGAATAGTTTCATCAACAAGTCCTTGGTCATCTTGCCAAACACGTACAAGCATCTTACCTGATTCTACAAAGAAGCCATTCCATTTAAATTGGTGTTCGTGTTCACTGCATTTGAATCCTGCTTTGTATTCAATACGGTGAAACTCTAGTACACCATTAGCGTGGATCAATTCTGTTTGACCCCAAATCTTTCCTGCTTTCA